CGCGGTGATTGACGCTCATAAGTTAACTATTTCTCAAAATAAGAAGACGAAAAATGTTTACGAAAAACGCGGAATGCGCTCTCTGATGTAATAACACACACGCTTTAAAGGAGGTGGTAATCTTGTGAATCTAATCCAAAGAGCAAAGCTCTTATTCAATAACGGCTACTTCGAAGAATACGTCCGCAGATTCCAAGCGGGCGAAGACATGCCGGAAAGCGGTCACTCAGGCGTAGGGTCTGACACCGCCATGAAATATTCGGCGGTTTTTGCATGCTGTCGAGTCCTCGGGGAGACGTTCGCAAGCATGCCGGCCATGGAATACCGCAAGAGTCCTAACGGAGATAGGGAAACAACAAGAGACACAGCCGCCTTCGACATCCTACACAATGCTCCAAATGCTGAAATGGCACCGTTTAGTTTTAAGGAATCCTGCATGATGAACCTAAATCTTGGTGGTAATGCAGTATCAGAGAGGCTTGTTAACAGGTTTGGGGACCTAGTGGGCCTGTATCCCTACAAATGGCAAAACGTAGACATCGACAGAGATTTGGAGACTAAACAGCTAATTTACACAGTGACAGACGGAGCGACGCAAAAGAAACTTAGACGTGATCAAGTATTTCACGTCCCTGGACTGAGTTTCGACGGAATAATTGGTCTATCTCCAATTGAGTACGCGGCGAATGCGATTACTTTGGGTAAGAGTTATGAACAGTTTGGTGTTAATTTCTACAAAAACGGCGTTAATACGAGTGGAGCGTTCAGCTTTCCGGGTGAATTAGGCGAGGAAGCTTTCGAGAGGTTAAGAAAAGGCCTGAAGGATAACTACGCAGGGTTAAAGAACACAGGTACACCAATGTTACTCGAAGGCGGCGGAGAGTTTAAGCAATTCGCCATGAAACCTGCTGACGCTCAACTAATCGAGAACAAACGTTTTCAGGTTGAAGATGTTGCGCGGATGTATCGTACTCCATTGCACTTGATCGGAGATTTGACACGGTCCACGAATAATAATATTGAGCATCAGAGCTTAGAATTTGTGATGTATACCATGTTGCCTTGGTTTAAGCGCTGGGAAGAAAACATAAATATGCAACTTCTCTCTCTGTCAGAGCGTAGGGCAGGGTATTACATCGAGTTCAACGTAGCTGGTTTATTACGGGGGGACGCAAAAAGCAGGGCCGAGGCTTATGCAGCAGGTCGCCAATGGGGTTGGCTTAGTGTTAATGACATCCGGAAGCTTGAAAATATGCCGCGCATATCTAACGGAGACATTTATTTACAACCTAGCAATATGATTGAGGCTGGAAAAGAAGTGCAGGACGCTGATAAAAACAAAGGATTGGCAGAAGAAGTTTATAAAATGATTACTGAGAGGGGGTGAAAATATTGCCATTTTGGAACTTCGTTGAGTCTGGCGAGAGTGAAGTCGAACTTCGCATCGAGGGTGAGATCGTAAGCGATGATGACATTTGGTTTTATGAGTGGTTCGACATAAAAGCAACTTCACCAAACGCATTCAGGTCCGAGCTTGCTAGTCATGTAGGAAAAACGGTTAACGTTTGGATTGACAGCTGGGGAGGGGACACGACTGCCGCCGCTGGAATCTATAACGCACTAAAAGAACATAAGGGCAAAGTAGTAGGAAAGATTGATGGCAAAGCCGTTTCCGCCGCCTCCATCATAGCTATGGCATGCACCGAGTTAAAGATGTCGCCAGTTGGTATCCTTATGATTCATAACCCGTGGACAGGTGTAAGGGGAGAATCTAAAGATATGCGCCACATGGCTGATGTTTTGGACGAGGTCAAGGAAACCCTTATGAATGCCTATCAAATGAAAACCAAGAAGTCCAGAAAGAGCATTGCGGAAATGATGGACAATGAGACTTGGATGAGTCCAAAAACAGCCTTAGCGGAGGGATTTATTGACGAGATCCTATACGCCAGCCCCGGTGAAGGTGAACCTGTTGAGAACTCCTTTATGATTGGGAGATTGGCAATACAAAATAGCGCAAATGAGGCAACTAGGCGGTTTATTGAGCAATATACGAAGATAAAGGCTGCTAGTGAGCCCGAGCCAACGCCGCCTCCTGAACCAACTCCCGAACCCGAACCACAACCACAACCAGACCCGCAAGCCATTGCCACCCTATACCAAGCTAAATTAAAAAATCTGAGGAGGAAGCAAAATGAACTTTAAGGAAATGCTCAAAGCTAAACTAGCCGAACAAGAGGCTCTAATCAATAAGGCGATCACCGAAAACAGGGCCATGACACCAGAGGAACAGGCCGCAAACGATGCATTGGAGATCGAAATCACGAACCTTGAGAAAACAATCCTTGCACAGGCTGCAATGGAAGCAAGAATTGCCGCGAACAAGGAACCGGTCAACGAACCTCTCTACGCACAACCTAAGTCCGCAAGCTCCGTAACCGATATCACCCGCGAAATCTTTGGTAGCGTAGGTGGCTACTTCCAAGCAGTTCATAAATCTAAAAACGAGGCTGAATATGGCGAAAAGCTAGCCAAATTGAATACCGAAGTGCTTAAAGTTTCTAATGCGGCCGGTATGAACGAGTCAACCCCCTCTGATGGCGGGGTTTTAGTAGGTACTGATGTTTCCACCGTCTTGCTCGCTAAGGCTTATGAGACCGGAAAACTCGTAAGCAAGGCCTTCAAGATGCCAATTAGTCAAGGATCAAACTCCATTTCCCTACCGACTCTTGATGAAACAAGCCGTGTAAATGGTAGCCGTTACGGTGGAATCCAGATGTACTGGGAGGGTGAAGCTGCCAAAATGACCGGGACAAAGCCTAAAATGGGTAGCGTAGACATGAAACTGCGCAACCTTAACGGGATGGTATACGTCACAGATGATTTACTCTCCGACGCATCTTCGCTCGAAGCATGGATCATGAAGAAATACCCAGAAGAAGCCGGATTCAAGATGGATGATGCTATTATCAACGGTACTGGTACAGGAATGCCACTTGGCATCAGTAAGTCAGACGCACTAATCGTAGTTGCGAAGGAAGTCGGGCAACTTGCCAACACTATCCTGGCCGAGAACATTATTAAAATGTACTCTCGATTCAACGGAAACCCATCCACCTCAGTTTGGGTAATTAACGGGGATACACTCCCGCAAATTGTGACCATGAGCATTGCAATTGGAACAGGCGGGGTACTAGTTTACATGCCTCCTACTGGGATTGCAGGAAACATCTACGGCACACTGTTCGGAATTCCTGTTATGCCTATCGAGCAGTGCGAAACCCTTGGAACTGTCGGAGATGTCATGTTAATCGACATGGGCCAATACATCATGGCCGATAAGGGTTCCCTGAAGGTTGCCTCATCCATGCATGTCCGGTTCGAATACAACGAGATGGCTTTCCGATTTACCTACCGCGCCGATGGACGACCTGAGAAAAACAAGGCACTCACTCCGTTCAGAGGTGCTAACACCGTATCTCCATACGTTGCTCTTGCAACACGCGGATAGTATAACAAAAGGAGCCCAACGCGGCTCCTTAATCTAAAATTGGAGGGATAGTCTTGAAACGATTTAATCACGTAGTCAATGCCCTTTTGCCCGTAGCTGACGCGTTCGCGGGAACGGTTTACAGTGATGTAATTAATATGAAAAACTGGAATCACGCCCAATTCGTAATTCAAAAAGGAGCCGGGGCGGTAGGAACAGCGACAATCACAGTTGAAGCGTGCGACGATGTTGTACCCACAAACGTCAGCGCAGTGCCGTTTAAATACCAGAAATGCACATCAGGGGATACCTTTGGGGAATTAACAGCTGCCGAAGCTACCGGATTCGCAACCACAGCCGGAGCGAATCAAATGTACAAGATCGAAGTCGATTCTGATGCCTTGGTAGTGTCTGGATACAGCTACATTCGCTTGAAGTCGGTAGAGGTCGTTGACGATCCAGTCCTTGGCGGAATCCTCGCTGTACTCACGGAGCCGCGATACAGCAACGAAGTGCCTGACACAGCAATCGTCTAATCACAGGGGCGCATAGTCGCCCCTCTATTCTGCCCTAAAAGGGCGCTCGTAAGAGTGGAAGGAGAAATACTATGCCAGCAAATATAGGGTGCAAATGGACTGCAGGAATTATGCACTTTTTCAATAAAGCAACCGGGGATACTGTACTTAGTGTTAACCCTGCAGGTGACGTCGAACTCGGAACATCCCAATTCCTTAAAAACTCAGTCTTCACGGTCACAATTCCTGAAGTCGCGGCAGCTGACATTGCGAAAACGTTTTTCGTCGCTCCTGCTGCCTGTGAAACTATAGCGGCAAGCGAGCGGCATGTAACTGTTGCGGGTCAGGCAGGGACGTTGCAAATTGAGAAACTAAATACAGGTGAAGCCCCTGGAGCCGGTGATGTAATCTTAGCTGCAGCCTTCGATCTTACTAGTGTTGCAAACACGACCGTTACTAAAGTAGCTGTAGCGGATGGCAAGGAGCAATTAGTAGCCGGCGATGCGCTCTGTCTTAAACTAGCAAGTGGGAATGCGGCGAGTTACGCATTGGGCACAATTACCGTCACAATGAAATGGCTATAAGCCTGGGGGTGATGGTATGAATCTAGTCTTAAAAACCCCTCCATCCATTGAACCCCTTACGCTCGCGGAAATCAAAGAATACCTACGACTCGACGCTGACGACACATCCGAAGATAGCGACCTGACGGCATATCTAACGGCAGCCCGGGAATATTGCGAAACGTTCCAGAACCGAGCTTATATTACCCAGACATGGGGGTTAAGCTTTGATTCATGGCCCTGCAGTGTGATTGAGTTGCCGAAAGGTAGTTTACAAACGGTTGATGCTGTGAGTTATAAAGAATCGGACGGAGTCACAACGGAGTTAGCGGAGAATACGGACTACGTGTACAGTACGCGCGGCATACTCGGGAGACTTACCCCAGCTTATGGGAAATCATGGCCGTCGTTCACACCATTTCCCCTCGATGCTGTGGTAATTGAGTTTACTTGCGGCTATGGCGACGAGGCCGCGAGTATACCAGCAAAGGTTATACACGCAATCAAGCTACTTATTAGCCACTGGTACGAACACAGAACACCTCTTTCAGAGACAAATCAGGCCCCTGAAGAAATAGCGTTTACGGTATCCTCGTTATTGTGGCAAAATCGCATAATGAATGCGTAGGTGGTATTGATATGGATCCTGGGAAACTAAGGCATAAAGTTACTATTCAGCAACAAGGTGAGTCCACTAAGGACGGCTATGGTGCTCTGGTAGAGAACTGGACAGACGTTAAAACTGTTCGCGCATCCGTCGAACCCCTATCCGGTCGAGAGTTATTCGCGGCCCAACAAGTCCATTCCGAAACAACAACGCGTATCGCAATAAGGTATCGCGCTGGAATAGCGTCGAAGATGCGCGTTGTGTATGGCACTCGGATATACGATATCTTAGCCCCAATCGACCCCGAAGAACGACACCGGGAACTCCGTCTGATGTGTAAGGAGTTGATTTAAATGCCTGTACTTGGAATGAGGTCGCTTCTGACAACTAACGGCAGAAACTCAATACTAGGAGCGTCATCTAATGGCAGGAATGCAATCGTCGGAGTCAGAGAGGTCCAAAAACTCTTTGAACAAGTTGGTAAA